GAACTATTTGTTGATTACTTCAATAACCATAAGATCTTTGTCGGCAGGAAGTATGGCACAGAGATATCTAACTGGTTACCCTTTATGACATGCCATGAAGATGATATTGTACGAGAGGGACTTGTATACGATATGCTCCAGAGAGAGTTTGGACATGAAGAATCACATACACTGTTTGGACACATTAACAACTTCTTACCACCATATGACTACATGGGTGATTGTAAGAAAGCAATGGAAGTAGAAGCAGGTGATGAGTACGGACTTACGTGTTACATCCACGAGTGTATGGAACAACACGCAGAGAAGATCAAATCCTTGTATCCAAAACGATTTATTTCACTAAGTGAAGGGATTGATTCTGCACTGCAATCACAATACTTTAAAGATGATCCTCAGTATGGATATACTATAGACCCCTGTGATGCAGGAGAGAAAGGATTGTATTGGAAACAAAAGCAATGGGATAAGTTTGAAAACGTATCCGTGCTCAACTTCGAAATGTCTAAAGTAAAGGAGTACATGGACAAGTACTTTTTTGATTCCACAACAAGGTGGGCGAGTATTCTACCCACAATGATACAGGTAGCAGAAGCAGATCCAGATATCGTTATGTATGGTGTCAACGGAGATGAGATGTTCTTCCGTGACCTAACACCACATTTACATTCAATATGTTTGCATAGTATCCCAAAGTGTGGTACAATAGAAGAATTAAAACAATTAATCAGAGATGATGTTAAGTCTAAGGAGACCATGTATGGTGCCGATTATAGTATCGGTGACGATCATTGTCCTTGGGATTACGTAGACATATACTTTGATTTTTGGTTAAGAGGTATGCCTAAGTGGAGAGATAAACTTTTCATTGAGAATGAAATGTATAGGCAGATGACACCTAAATACTATACACGTGCTATTAGTGTAAACAATGATGTAATGACTGGTTCATTATTTAATGACAGACGTATATATCACGAGGTATTTAAAATGAATAATGAATACCTTAGAGAAGAAGCAATGGATTCACCCATACAAAGAAAACTCTTGGATAGGTTTGAGTTTGAGTTTGATACACCGTGTAAGGATGTATTGTATGCAGACTATGATGGATTACATGAGAATATTTTTCCATCTACAGTGCCACATTGTTTAGAACAGAACATTTAATAGGTATAAATAGAACTATGGGTATATTAAAATCAGCGGCAGACCTCGTATATACGATACGATTCTTGAAACTATTGGTCACACCAATAGAAGATACTGGAGCGTTTAAAGCAGGTATCATAGATAAGGACGGCAAGAAGAATAAAGAATTTAGTTTAAACAGTTCAGATGATAGAGAAGCATACAGGACTCACTACACTACATTCCACCGACTAGTATATAATCTCAAAAAGATTATGGCAAAGGCACCTGGCGGTTCTTCCTTAGTTGCTCGATACGGTGCCGCTCTAGCACTTATCAAAGAACACGGAGAATTAAAAGATTCTCGTGTAGAACAGATACACGAAGAAACGGGTATTGATGTCCTTGATTGTCTCGCAGAAGAATCACAATGGTTTATGCAAGAAGGTGACGAACTTTGTGAAGGAATGTATCGTATGGGATACGACACTATGACTTCATCTGGTGAAGATGCAGTTAAGAAAGGTGATCAGATTCGAGTAAACAATGGTAGTCCTGTTCATGAGGTATTAGGTCTAAAGATATATGAAGGTACCCACATAAAGACTACACATAGGGTGTTGTTCTCAACAGCAGAGATTACTAAATGAGTGAATTACTAACCACACAAATGAAGTTCGATGAGATCATGAAGGATGTCAAAGGAAACTTCAGAGGAGAGGACGAACCAGAAGGGCATCCACTACTAGGTGGTGTTTACGATAAGATTGTTCAAGCAACTTCCCGAAAATGCCAACCACTCCAGATGATGGAAATTGGAATGAATGCCGGTCATTCTGTAGTCGCATATCTAAATAACTGTCCAGACCTTGTAGTACACGCAATTGATATATGTGAACACCCATATGTAAAAGATTGTGCAGAAGCACTCGAAGCAGAGTATGGTGACAGATTTCAGTTTCAACAATGTGACTCACAGTCTTTACATAAAACTGATTTTATTGGATATGATCTTGTACGCATCGATGGTGGTCATCATATTAGTAATGTTACCAGTGACTATGACAAGTGTAAGGTAAGTGGTGTTAAGTATATTATCTTTGATGATATGGAAATGGTTCAGATACGGGATTTAGTTGAACACATCGTTAAAAGTAAGAACCACCCATACAAATACTGTGGTCGATCTACGTATCCTAATAGTGATGGTGGTAACTCAACTCAGATAGTTTTAGAGAGGTATGACGATGTTACGGTTTAAAGAATACAAAGGATGGAAAGGGGTTGGATTCGAACCTCATATGATGTATGATCCTAAGACGGGCAAAGGTTACAAAGCACTGAAACCCGCAGATCATGAACGCATGAAGAAGATGGGTTACACTCACGACAAACCAAAAGACGTGGTGGATGAGGAAATGACATCGACTGGATCCGTAGTAGGAACAGGTGATGATAACCAAACAGTGGTCATGCGTAAGAAGTATGACAAGAAGAACAAACGTAAAGATCAGTTAGACGTACTCAAACGTTTTATTGCGAAACAAAAGTAATGCCATACTCGCAGAAAGTCATCGATAGATTTGAAGCAGTTGTTGCTAATCCTCAGAAGCATTCGGTAGGTAGATTAGACCGAAATGATCCCAAGGTTGCGACAGGACTTGCGGGTGCCCCTGCATGTGGTGATGTCATGCAACTACAACTATTATTAGACGATGATGATAGAATCATTGATGTTAAGTTCAAGACCTATGGATGTGGAAGTGCAATTGCATCCTCATCCCTGTTCGTGGATATGATGATGGGTAAGACTGTCGAAGAGGCAAAACTCATCAAAGACAAAGACATTGCGGAGGTATTAGATTTACCCCCAATCAAACTACATTGCAGTGTATTAGCAGAAGATGCTATCAGACAAGCAATGGTAGACTATGAGACAAAGCAAGAAGACGGTTATGCTCATCCTATCTTAGATGCGGATAAAAAAGATGGAACTGACTGATACTGCCATAGTCCATGCCACCAAAAGAACAGGTGGTGAGAATCCTCAGTTCATTAGAGTTGGTGTTACTGGTGGTGGATGTGTTGGATACGAATACTATATAGAGTATGCAACAGAAATTGCCAACAGTGATAAGATTACTGACTATGGACAATTCAAAGTGGTCGTGGATATAGACTCGCAACCATTCTTAGAAGAAGCAACATTAGACTATACCAAAGAAGGAATCAACGAGTTCTTCAAGATAGTCAACCCCAAAGAGACAGCAACCTGTGGATGTGGAGTTTCTATAGGTTTTGCTTGACAAACGCATTTAAGTTTGTTATAATGTCTTAAACAAATCAAGGATTATATTATGAAAGAAGACTATTGTTGCACCTACATGGATCATGTGGTGTGTATATGGTACGGTGACCAAACACCCGAATGGGTTCAAAAACTCTCAAAAGAAACACCAAAAAATAAAATTATCTTCGTACCTTTAGATGGTTCCGATGATAAATACCTCTACCCCGATAGATTTATAATCCAGAACAGGGAAGCATCTCTAATAAACCATTTCTTATGGGAAGAGTTGTTGACCGAAGAAGAGCAGGATGTTAGGTTGTGGACGATGGTTGGTGAATTTGTTGACAAGGGGAAGCAATATATAATAGAAGATTACGAGTTCTCGCAAGATGAACCATTTTACGAATACAGCAGTGGAAGGGATTGAATGAAAATAGATAAGAAAAAAGATAAGTTATTAGCAGATTATGCAGTTGGAATGTTGAAGGACTTTTATTTGAATGAGAATGAGAATAGTCCTCAAGAAGCATATGCAAGAGCAAGTACAGCATGGAGTACATACAAGGGTGAATTAGATGAAGATCTCGCAGAGAGACTGTATTCGTATGTAAGTAACAAGTGGTTCATGTTCGCATCCCCTGTTTTATCAAACGCACCAAATGGAACTAAGAAAGGTAAGGGTTTACCTATCTCCTGTTTCCTAACCTACGTACCAGACACCTTAGAAGGTCTTATATCGCATAGTAGTGAGTTGAGATGGTTGTCTGTGTTTGGTGGTGGTGTTGGTGGTCACTGGAGTGACGTACGTACCGTATCAGACATTGCACCAGGCCCTATGCCATTCATACACACAGTAGATGCTGATATGATTGCATACCGACAGGGTAAGACTCGTAAAGGATCCTATGCCGCTTATATGGATGTGAGTCATCCAGACATCATTGAATTTCTAAACATGCGTATACCTACAGGTGACGTACAACGTAAAGCACTTAACTTACATAATGCTATCAACATTACCGATGAGTTTATGAATGCTGTTATGGATAACAGTGATTTTGATTTGCGTGATCCCAAAGATCAAGCAGTGAAAGAAAGTGTCAATGCTCGTAAGTTGTGGGAACGTATTTTAGAAACAAGATTCCGTACAGGTGAACCATACCTAAACTTCATTGATACTGCAAACAAGTATCTACCAGAACCATTAAAAGATCTTGGTTTAAAGATTAATGGTAGTAACTTATGCAATGAAATACACTTACCTACATCCGAAGACAGAACCGCAGTATGTTGTCTTTCGTCTTTAAATTTGGAGTATTATGATGATTGGAAAGACACTACTATTGTTCGGGATCTTATCCGCATGTTGGATAACGTCCTCGAATACTTTATTGAACACGCACCCGACTCAATCGAACGTGCTAAGTTCTCTGCGTACCGAGAGAGGTCTATCGGACTTGGAGCAATGGGATTCCATTCTTTGTTACAACATCATGGGGTCGCATGGGAGTCCGAAACCGCAAGGGAAATTAACCGTGTTGTGTTCTCCAGAATTAAATCTGAGGCAGTTGCAGAAACTGAGTTGTTGGCAGAAGAACGTGGGTCGTATCCAGACGGACAGATGTCTGGTCGAAGAAATTCCCACCTTCTTGCTATCGCCCCGAATGCTTCGTCTGGTGTAATACTATCAACCAGTCCATCCATTGAACCATTAAAGGCAAATGCATATACACATCGTACACGTGCAGGATCCTTCTTGGTTAAGAACAAGTATCTGACAAGATTGCTTGATGCAAAGGGTGAAAACAATGAGTCCAACTGGTCATCAATTATTACAAATAAAGGTAGTGTTCAACACCTTCCTTTCCTCACAGAAGGTGAAAAAAGTATATATAAAACAGCACAGGAATTAGATCAGAACTGGGTGGTACAACACGCAGGGGATCGACAACCTTTTATCTGTCAAGGACAGAGTGTAAATATTTTCTTCCCCGCAGGTGCAGATAAGTCTTATGTGAATAGGGTACATATCAAAGCATGGAGTGAAGGTCTCAAGGGTTTATATTATCTACGCACAGAAGCAAAGTCTCGTGCGGAAAACGTCTCAGAAAAAGTAGAACGTGTCGCACTCCAAGAGGATACACGAAACATTGTGTACTCCAAAAAGAATTGCCCGTTCTGTTCCATGGCAATGGAAGAACTGAAGTTGAGAGGAATACCATACGATAAGATAGATCTTGCAGACATTGGTAAAACCGCTGCCGAAGTGACAGGAAGAAAAGTAAAAACCGTCCCTCAAATATACATTGGTGGTAAGTATATTGGTGGATACGAAGAACTAATGAAGCATCTCGAAACACCATTCGAAGATGAGTCAGAAGAATGCAGAGCTTGCGAAGGATAAAAAATGGCACTATTAGATTTTAGTAAAACATATAAACCTTTCCTCTACCCTTGGGCAGTGGAATTGGTAAAGAAACATGAAGAGATCCACTGGGTAGAAGACGAGGCAGAACTCTCGGAAGATATCCAAGACTGGAGAACTAAATTATCAGAAGAAGAAAAAGAATTTGTTACTCAAGTACTGAGGTTGTTCACGCAGTCAGACGTACAGGTAGGGGAGAACTACCACGAGTTATTGATCCCGAAGTTTAAGAACAACGAGATCCGTAACATGCTATCATCATTTGCTAATCGTGAAGGAGTACACCAACGTGCATACGCACTATTGAATGATACTCTGGGATTACCAGATGAAGAACATTCTGCGTTCATGGAATACAAAGAGATGGCAGACAAGATTGACTTCATGAAAGAGGGTAACATCAATACCCATACTGGACTTGCATTAATACTTGCACAGTCTGTATTCAATGAGGGTATGTCTCTGTTCGCATCGTTCGTGATGTTGTTGAACTTCCAACGTTTCGGTAAGATGAAGGGTATGGGAACAATCGTAGAATGGTCTATCCGTGATGAGACTATGCACGTACAAGGTAATGCGAAACTATTCCGTGAGTTCTGTGAAGAGCATCCACGTATTGTTAATGACGAACTCAAGTCTAAGATCTATGAGATGGCAAAGAATGCTGTTAAGTTAGAAGACAGGTTCATTACTCTTGCATATAAGTCTGGTACTATCGAAGGTCTAACTGAAGAAGATGTTAAGCAATACATCCGACACATTGCAGACCGTAGACTATTACAACTGGGTATGAAACCTAAGTTTGGTGTAAAGGACAATCCACTACCGTGGTTGGACTGGGTACTGAACGGTGCATCACACGATAACTTCTTTGAGAAACGTGTCACTGAGTATTCCGTGAATGGAATGGAAGGTGAATGGGGATGGGAAGAGGTCGGCCCTCAACCAGAAACATGTGGTCTTGATGGACAAGGTTGTGTGGCATGAGTGGTAAATACGAGATAGAATGTGGTATATGTGATATAACAACTGTCGTAGAAGTATTGTATGACAATGATCATCCACAGCACTGTCCTATGTGCGGAGAAGATGCCGTACCAGAGTTTATTGAAGGAGTTGAGTAATACCTATATACAGGTATGACTTGGCATAAAAACAACTTAATATTCGAACCAACAGAAGACGAACTCGGCAAGTATGTCGGGTTCGTCTATCTTATTACAGAGCGTGATACTGGTAAGAAGTATATCGGTAAGAAATTCTTCTGGAGCAAACGCAGACTCCCACCATTGAAAGGTAAGTCAAGGAAACGCACAGTAGTTAAGGAAAGTGACTGGAAGGACTACTACGGATCCTCAGAGCATCTGAAGGCACTTGTAGAGCAGAAAGGTGGAGATGCATACTACCGTGAGATCCTACACTTGTGTGAAACAAAAGGTGAATGTTCTTACCTTGAAGCAAAGGAACAATTCCTACGTGACGTTCTGTTACGTGAAGATTACTACAACGAATTCATAGGTTGTAAGATCCACTCAAAACATCTACCCAAGAAGAAATGGGAACGAGCAATATTTCCGTGAACCACGACTGCATAGTTGCATTCTCTGGTGGAGTAGAGTCCACTGCATTGCTATGTCATGTTGTAGAG